AATTAAAGTCCAAGTGTTAGAAGAAAGACTAGCAAACTTCGAGACTCTGGTCTCTAGGTTAGACTCAGCCATTGAAAAAATAGCAGAGGTAAATAACAATGTGAGTAGGATGTTGGCAGTTCATGAAGAACGGATCACCAAGCAGGAAGAGATCGACGCGGTGTTGTTTGATAAAATCGACAAACTCCGTGATAAAATGGACAGCGATCATGACATCGTTACTCAACGATTATCATTACTGGAACGAAAACTTTGGATTGGCATCGGAATCTTGGGAGCAATTGTAGCATTTACTAACCCTCAAGCGATAAAGACCCTCCGACCCTTGTTATCTTCTGCTGAGAGTGCTATAGTAGCACCAGCGGTTGCCATCGTGAATGGATCACATTGATTCTAAGTTTGTAGGATATATTTCCTCACGCTTAGAAAAGTTCAAGAGAGTAAAGGGAAACCTTTATAACTTCCGTTGCCCTATTTGTGGCGACTCAAAGAAGCATAAGAATAAAGCACGGGGATACATTTACTCCGTGAAGACTAATACGAACTTTAAGTGTCATAACTGTGGTGCTTCAATGTCTCTCAACAACTTTTTGAGAGAGATAGACCCCATAGTTCATAAACAATACACGCTTGAGAAGTTCAAAGATGGACACACTGGAAGAAACTTCGTTGCAGATGAACCAGTGTTTAAGTTTGAGGCTCCTAAGTTTAAAAAGCAACTGAAGTTGCCTAAAGCATCTGAAAACCCCAGGTCCTCAGGATATTTGACTGCTCGTCATCTGAACCCGGATAAGTTTTACTATGCCGAAAAGTTTAAGAAGTTCGCTAACAGTCTCAAACCAACCTTTGAGAGTGAAGCATATGATGAAGAGCGTATTATTATTCCTCTTTATTATGAAAACAACTTAATTGGGTTTCAAGGGAGATCTCTAGGTTCGAGTAAGGTTAAATATATCACTGTGATGCTTGATGATGACGCACCAAAAATCTACGGACTGGATAGCATCAGAAAAGATTCTCCAGTCTACGTTACGGAGGGACCGTTTGATAGCACGTTCCTTTGCAATGCGATTGCTATGTGTGGAGCTGATGCTAATGTTGATCGCTGGGGTATTAGTAACCGCGTGTGGATTTATGATAATGAACCCAGGAACAGAGAAATCGTCAACCGTATCTCAAAGACTATCGACTCAGGTGATTCGATAGTCATCTTTCCCTCATATATTGATGAGAAGGATATAAATGACATGGCGATGGCTGGACACGACGTTCAGAACTTAGTAGAATGTAACACCTATAGTGGTTTAGAAGCAAAACTTAAATTTAACACTTGGAAAAAGATATGAGCAACGGTATCAAAGTTAAGAAGAGAGATGGTCGAATTGAGTCACTGGACCTAGAAAAGATGCATGTGATGGTTCAGGAGGCGTGTGAAGGTCTTGCAGGAGTGTCTGCGAGTCAAGTTGAGATGCAGTCGGGTATTCAGTTTTATGATGGCATTACCACCGATGAAATTCAAGAGATCCTCATCAAAAGTGCGAGTGACCTCATTGACCTTGAAACTCCGAACTATCAGTTTGTAGCAGCACGTCTGCTGTTGTTTGCGCTTCGTAAATCGCTGTACGGAAAGATGAGAGAACTACCTCATCTTGAAGCACACATTATGTCATGCACAAATATCGAAGTGTATGACAAAGACATTTTCATTCAATACTCCAGAGAGGAGATTGAAAAGGCAAACTCTTTCATTGACCATGACCGTGACTTCCTCTTTACCTATGCTGGATTGCGGCAGGTTGTGGATAAATACCTAGTACAAGACAGAAGTGGTGGTGGAGTTTATGAAACTCCCCAGTTCATGTATATCATGATCGCATTGACCATTTTCCGTGAGTATCCCAAAGATACTCGCATGTCATATGTAAAGAGGTACTATGACGCAATCTCAAGACACAAAATCAACATTCCCACACCTATCATGGCGGGAGTGCGAACTCCACTTCGACAATTTGCTAGCTGTGTTCTTGTTGATGTTGATGACACCCTCGATTCTATCTTTAGCTCTGATATGGCTATTGGCAGATACGTTGCACAAAGAGCGGGAATCGGTATCAACGCGGGTAGGATCCGTGGCATCAACAGTAAGATCCGAGGCGGAGAAGTACAACACACAGGTGTCGTCCCATTTCTCAAGAAATTTGAGAGCACTGTCCGATGCTGCACACAAAATGGCATTAGAGGTGGAAGCGCGACAGTCCATTTTCCCATTTGGCACCAAGAAATCGAAGACATCCTGGTCCTCAAAAACAACAAAGGAACCGAAGACAACCGAGTCCGCAAGTTAGATTATAGCATTCAACTATCCAAACTCTTCTATGAGCGTTTCATCCAGGATGCGGAGATTAGCTTGTTCTCACCGCACGACGTACCGGGTTTATATGACGCTTTTGGTACTGATAGGTTCGATGATTTATATGTTGCTTTTGAACGAGATGAGTCTGTTCCAAGAAAAACTGTCGGCGCTCAAAAACTCATTCTGGACCTCCTGAAGGAGAGAGCAGAGACTGGTCGTATTTATATTATGAACCTTGACCACTGCAACTCTCACTCATCCTTCAAGGATAAGATTGAGATGAGTAACCTGTGTCAGGAAATCACACTGCCTACCTATCCCCTTCAGCATATCGACGATGAGCATGGCGAAATTGCCCTGTGTATCCTCTCTGCCATCAATGTTGGTAAGGTAAGGTCTGACCATGAACTGGAGGACCTGTGTGACCTTTCTGTTCGTGGACTGGAAGAACTCATTGACTATCAGAAATACCCCGTAGCAGCGGCAGAGATCGCCACCAAGGCACGTCGCTCACTTGGTATTGGTTTTATTGGTCTGGCACACTATCTCGCTAAACTTGGGTACAAGTATGACTCTCAAGAGGCATGGGACGCTGTTCATGGACTATCTGAATCATTCCAGTATTATCTTCTGAAGTCTTCCAATGAGATTGCTAAAGAGAAAGGTTGGTGTGAAAACTTTGGTCGCACGAAGTATGCAGACGGTATCCTTCCTATTGATACATATAAGAAGGATGTTGATGAAATTTCTAACCAGGAGTTACAACATGATTGGGAGGGTCTTAGGGCATCTATCACCACCTATGGTTTACGGCACTCAACATTGTCTGCTCAGATGCCATCAGAGAGCAGTTCCGTTGTGTCAAACGCAACAAATGGAATCGAACCACCTAGAGACTATCTGTCCATTAAAAAGAGCAAAAAGGGACCGCTTAAGCAGGTGGTTCCGTCCTATGGATCATTAAAGAGTAATTACACACTTCTGTGGGAAATGCCTGATAATAAAGGTTACATAAATGTAGTGTCTGTGATGCAGAAATTCTTTGATCAAGCCATATCCGGTAATTGGTCGTATAACCCTGAACATTTTGAGGATAATGAAGTCCCCGTTTCGGTGATGGCAAATGACCTTTTGACTACATATAAGTACGGTTGGAAAACCTCTTACTACCAGAATACAAATGATCTGAAGTCTGACGAAGTAGAGGATGACAAAGAAAAACTGAATACGCTATTAGACGAACTAGAACACGCCGAGGAGGGAGAGTGTGAATCCTGTGCAGTTTAAGATTTCATCAGTAGAGGATAGAAAAATGGCAGGTGTTGAAGGAATGACTGTCTTCAACACTGAACAAGTTAATACTAAAAAGCAACCGATGTTCTTCGGTAAACCTTTGGGAGTTCAGAGATATGACTCATACAAGTATCCTGTCTTTGACAAACTAACAACACAACAGTTGGGATATTTCTGGAGACCTGAGGAGGTCTCCCTTCAAAAAGACCGTGGTGACTATCAGACTCTGCGTCCTGAACAGAAACATATCTATACTTCCAACCTGAAGTATCAGATTATGCTTGACTCTATTCAGGGTCGCGGTCCAGGTATGGCATTCATTCCTTATTGCTCTCTGCCTGAGTTAGAGGCATGTATGGAGGTCTGGGGGTTCATGGAGATGATTCATAGTCGCTCCTACACTTACATCATCAAGAACGTCTATGCAGACCCTTCTGAGGTCTTTGATAAGATTGTCACTGATCAGCGCATTCTAGAGCGTGCTAGCAGTGTCACAGGCGCTTATGATGACTTCATCAACACCGCCCATCGATGGGACAACAGTAAACTGTGGTCTGATGACTTTAGAGGCACTGATGTTGCCCATAGTGATATTATAGAAGTCAAACGTAAACTTTATCGTGCAGTTGCTAATGTCAACATCCTTGAAGGAATACGGTTTTATGTTTCTTTTGCTTGCAGCTTTGCTTTTGGTGAACTTAAACTCATGGAAGGTTCAGCAAAAATTATCTCCCTTATTGCTAGAGATGAGAACCAACACCTCGCCATCACCCAGAACATTCTAAACAAGTGGAAATCTGGTGATGACCCTGACATGAAGCAGATCATGAAGGAAGAAGTGGAGTGGACTTATAAGGCATTTGATGCTGCTGTCATGGAAGAGAAGCGTTGGGCAGACTATCTGTTCAAAGACGGTTCCATGATCGGTTTGAATGACAAACTCCTTCAGCAATATGTTGAGTGGACTGCAAACCGTAGACTAAAAGCACTGGGTATGAAACCGGTCTATGACATTGCTGCTAAGAACAACCCACTGCCCTGGACGCAGCACTGGATCTCTTCTAAGGGTCTTCAGGTGGCACCACAGGAGACAGAAGTTGAATCCTATGTTGTTGGTGGCATCAAGCAAGATGTGAAAAAGGACACATTCAGTGGTTTCCAACTCTGATTAATGCTTAAATAGGGGGAGTAGTTCCCCCTTTTATGCCTAAGAATCAGTTGAATAAAGAGGAACTTAAAGTTCGTGTGCTTAAATTGAAAAGTCAAGTAGATAACGAACCATCCACAGTTTGGCAGGGAGAGAAAGACCTTGCCCATAAATATCTCAACGAGGTATTATTTGTTTTGGATGAGTATAGAATGTGATTATGAAAACCCCTGGTATTTTGAGGGAACACCTTTTCTATCTAAGGATATTGACGATAACTTCGGTTTTGTCTACCTCATTACTAATCTCACAAACAATCGCCAGTACATCGGTAGGAAATACTTTTGGCAGTTCAGAACTCCAAAAGGAAAAAAACGAAAGGTAAAATCAGAATCAGATTGGAAAAAGTATTATGGGTCTTGTCCAGAACTTAAAGAAGACATTGAACAATTTGGTAGACAAAATTTTAGTCGCAACATCCTTTCACTACATAAAACATCTGGCAAAACAAACTACGAAGAAACAAGACAACTCTTTACCAACGGAGTCCTCACCGAGTCCCTTGACAACGGAGAACCCAAGTTCTACAATAGTAACATCCTCTCAAGATACTTCAGAAAGGACTACTATGACTGGACAAGAACCGGTGGACCAGGCGAGAGCATGGGCGATTCAAAGGGTTCAGGAGATGAACACCGCTGATAATACCGATCAGATTTATGATAGACTTGCATTGATGGATGAATGGTATGAGTGGTTTGACCTTGACAAAATGGACGGGATGGACTATCTTGTATTAGAAGACGTAACGGAAGAGTCGGAACTCTGACTTTTTGACTCAGTAGCTCAGTTGGATAGAGCAACTGCCTTCTAAGCAGTCGGTCGTAGGTTCGAGTCCTACCTGAGTCGCCTTGCGGGTGTGGTGTAGCGGTAACATGCGAGCCTTCCAAGCTCTTGTCACGAGTTCGATCCTCGTCACCCGCTTGTCCTCTTTATACTATGGACCCCATACAAATTCTTCGTATTATTGATAATCTGGAAGGATCTTATCATCACCTTAGAGTATGTGGTTTTGATGAGGACAAAAATACAATCAGAGAAATCTGTAATAGATACTACAAACTCTATTTCAAACTCTGTAAAGAACAAGGGAGAAATCCCTACGGATAATCCTCTATATCTGCGACGGGGAATGGGCTCGCCCGCGACGGTGCTAACCACACTGTGATCTAGAGAGTTGGTTACTCTCTTCTGCCCCATTACAAACTGTCAGAATGTTAGGGTTTAAAAAATGCCCCATAGCAAGCATTCGGATAAGTGTAATGTTACGCTTGATTAGCTCAGCGGTAGAGC